TGACGGATTGTCCAGGGGGTGTTTGTCCTGTCCCCTGGGCAACAGATACCAGTGGAGATGATAAGCCTTCCAGTGCTTGGAATAATTATATTGAAAAACATAAAGAAATTTTTACTAATCGTTCCGAATGGAATGAAAGGTTTCCTCCTGTTTTAACTAATAACGTTAATCATCCTGAGCATTACACTATCGGTAGCGTTGAGTGTATTGAAGCCATCGAAGCGCAATTAACGCTAGAAGAATATAGAGGCTACCTAAAAGGTAACGTAGCAAAATATGTTTGGCGCGAAAAGAATAAAGGGGGTATTGAGTCACTGAAAAAAGCCCAGTGGTATTTAGATAGGTTAATTAATTTAGAATAAAAGTTGATCTATCAATTTCATGGAAAACAAATCTAAAAATTCCATGCGTAAACCTGCTGCTAAACCGGCAGCAAAGAAGCCTATGGCTAAGTCTGGTTCCAATGACATGGCTTCAAAATTGAGTGCCTTGCGTAAAGAAAACAAGGAATTAAAAACTCAACTCAAAGGTTCAGGTGGTAAAAAAGGAGCTGGTGAAACAGGTAAAAAAGAATCTATGAAAGAAAAAATGGATCGTCTTCGTAGTATGCGTAAGAAAAAGTAATCAATTACGTCGATAGACTAATTCATTTAGACTAAAGGTAGTTTAATTATAAATATATGATTGCATCTATAGACGATGAATCTTGGCGGCTGTCATCCACGAATTGGCTTCAAACCCAAGCCAATGCAGCTGGTCCTCTCGCTAATCTTGGTGCTTACGGCAGTCGTGAAGAAATTCAAAAGGCTTTAGGAACTTTTCCAGAGCCTCCAGAGCCTAGCAATGATCCAGGTGGTTCCGCAAATAATGAAAATGATGCAACAGTAGATCTTACCACCTTCCAGGATCTTTTAAATAAATTAGAGGGTTCTAAGAAGCGCCAACAACGTCAACAATCTGTTGAAGGACGGCGTGACATCTATGCTCAGGGTCTTGCATCTATGATGAGAAACTTCTAGGTATCAACCAAAGAGGGGCTCACCATCTTCATCATCGTCCAAATCTTCATGGCCCATCATTGTAATGGCAAGTTGGGCTAATTCCATGTCTGTTGGGATATCAAACTCAAGATCAATATTTTCAGACTGAAGCATATCCTTAATTGCTTGCGTCTCAACCAAACGTTGGTGGTAAAGGTTTAAAAGAGCCATGTGGAGTTGCTCCCAAGTCATTTCATTGGCTGCTAATTCAGCCTTCCTCATGGATAGTTGATGATGCAGAGGCATATCAACTTCCTGGGTAGTGCCAAAATCTCCCATGTTCCTTTATTAACTTCCTTTATTTTAAGCCCATGCGTTAAATATTGAATGCAATTCTTCCTGTGAGATTTCCGGATAAGAGTTTCCATCGATGTCAAAATCATTAGCAAATTCTGACAAAATGTATGGGTTAACGTGTTCTTGAAGTTTGCGTATCGCTCGCACTTGATGTGGAGCTGCATTATAATTCCTAAACGTTTTTAACAAGATGTCGTCTGATGTCCAGGGGTTATCGTTGTGTTCGCTAATAAATAATTTGACTTCTTCTCTACGTCGATCAATTAAACCACCAATAACTTGATGCTGGTCGTCAAAAATCCAACGAGTAATCTCATGAGATGCACCAACATAATCTTCGCGTTCACAACAGTCAATAATTGAGCTGTATAAGAAAGGTTCCCAGCCTACAGAATGAACGAATGAAATCAATGCGTTAAGCATTGAATTATCAAGCCCAAGGTTCTGCTTTATGATTTCATGCGCAATTACGTTGACTTCATGCAGCAGGTACTCTATGGCCTTCTGCTGGGTGCATAGCTGGCCTTTTTTGACGGGTGTACCGTCAGGATAAAAGTTAGAGCCGTAACCAATAGTGTACGGCTCATCTCCTGTACTTGGATGAGAGTAAGCCTTCTCATGAAAGCCCTCAAACTTTTTAATAAGTTTGACAGCTTCTTTGTAAGAATACATGTGGAAGGCATAAGTTATCTTTTATAATAACTTATTTTCCTTGCCCACGAAGTTTTTTACGACCGTGATTTGGCTTGGAATGTTTACCGTTTCCTTGACGAGTTTTCTTGGGAGAACCAACAACGTAGCCGCCACCTTTCTTCATGTTAATAAAAACGTTTGTAATATATTAACTTACCATTTGACGCGATGTGACCAATACCTTGCACTCATCTTGCTAGGATTTTTGTCTTGAGCGTTATGCCTTGCGTAATATGACTTCTTACGTGCTTTATCTTTGGCTGTCTTTGGATTTTTACCAGCACCTTTAACACCTTGTTGACCGAAACGGATTATTTTTTCCTTTCCTCCTTCACAGGCTTTTACAACATGAGACTTGGTTTTATGACCAGGTGTCTTCTGGGGTTTATTACATTTCATTTTGTCTTTATGTAACTTGGCTGCTTTAGCTGCTTTGCGTGGTTTTGACATTCTTTATTTAAATAAACCCATGTATTCATTAATATAATCCTCCCCACCCTCGCTTCCGCTGTATGCAGCATCATCTTCGTCAAACAAAGTAAAGTAACTTCTTTCAGCTTCTTTTTGATCATCATCCTGATTAAAGCTAAAAACATTGTCAGCCCCTTCACTTCCGCCTAGGAAACCACCAACTTGGCTCAATGCTTCAAAGGGGTCACTGCTTATTTCCATCAACTCTAAATCACCGCTCATGTAATTACCTAAAAATTCCACATCTGATCTATCTGCATCAGGCATAAATGTTTCGTAAAATTCATCTACGTTTCCTTCATAGCCTGCATTTTTAAAAATGTTATATAGTGCATCTTCACTGTCAGGGTCTATGTTTTTATAATCTTCATCACGTTCAATGTAAGTAACACCTAGCTTTTCTTGTGTTGGTTTTATGCTTTGTTCATTGTAATATTTAATCCCTTCTCGTATTTGTTTTGCAGCTCCTGTTTGGAATGCTTCAATTAAATATTCTCGAACTTCTTCAATAGCAGCTGTTTCATCTAAGCCAACACTATCAAGAAGTTCTTTCCATTCAGATTTATTCTCGAGAGGGTTGATACCCTCGAGCATAGAATCAGCAAATTCTTCTGGTGTAACAAACTGAAGGAAGGGGTTATTGCCAATCTCTTCTTGGTATGACTCAAGTTTAGGGGCTAAGTCATTTACAAGAAAATCATCAATATCTCCTTTGACAACCGTGTCTCTGGCTGGATCGAAGTTTAATGATTTACCTTTTACTTGATAATGTAATTTAGCAAAGTCGTCTATATCATCTAAATCCAATGCATACATGTAGGCAAGTTGATTCCATGTATAGTCGTTTGGTGCATCACCTGATAACTGTGGTTTAAGATTTCCATTTTGAGTTGCTCTGTAATATTCATTATCGATATCATCTCTTTGATCTCGATATCGTTTTGCTTTTTCTGGATTAAGTTTATCAAAGCCACCTGAGCCAGCAAGAGGATCTATATAAAATTCACTATTAAAACCAACTGCATCTAAATTTGCGAAGCTATCATAAAATTCTTTGGCTTCCAAAGAAGCTTTAGTTTGTAAAGCGTTAACTGTTGTTTGTGTTTGTAAAACGTTTTGTTGACTCTCTTGATCAATCGTATCTAAGTAACTAATAAATTCATCCATCGATTTTGATTGATCAAAACGTGGTGTAATATACTCATCAATAAAACCATCTTTAAAATCTTGAGTAATTTCATATTCAACTAGTAAAGTACCGTCTTCAGTATTATTCTCAATATATGTTTTTAGTTGTTCTCTTGTTGTAATTTCATCTGGATCTAAACCATATTTTTGTAGGCCGACTCTCCATGCTGGTTGGTTAGTGGGATCTAGAGCGTACTCTGATCCATCCCAACCTTCCAATAAAGTTTCTAATTGATCTCTTGTGCTTATTTGATAAGGGTCATATCCTATTGCATTTAGCTCTGCAATCCATCTAGACTCATTTCCTTGTGTTAAATAATCAGATCCATCTGGATTTTTTTTCTTTAATAATTCATTTAATAAATATTGTTTTGATTTTGCTTCTAATTCTGCATTAACATTAAAAGCAATTTCAACTTGATCTAAGTCTTTGATATTTTTACTTAGTTCTTCATCAAACCATTTTTGCCAGTTATATGTAGCACTATTGAGATTAACACCTGTTAAACCACTAAATTGCCGCTCTAAGGAATCTGTTAATTGGTTTGTATTAACGCCAGCCATGCTGAGATAACCACCCAGTCCGCTATCTCCTATCAAAGAATTAGTAAGAGATGAGTTGATACCAAAAACTTCACTAAATCCTGGTAGGCCTCGATATACATCAAGTTCTTTTTCTCTATCTGTTTGTTCATTTAATTTATCAATAGTATTTCTTAATGAATCACGTACGACTCCACCAAAAATCTGTTGTTGCTCCAGCTCTTGCTGAAGAATACTTTCTCCAATCTTTGCTTCCAGGGCGCTACCTGTGGTATCTGTCCAGTCAACACCAAGTCCTGTTTCTGTATTAACAAGTCCTAGTTGATTTTGACGGATGTACTGTTGTTCAGCATCAGTTAAAGTTTTAAAACTTTCTTCGTATTCATCTACATATTCAGTATCTCTTCTGGGATTACCTCTAAAGTCATGCTCTTTTCCAATGTAAGTGTAATGATGATGAAGATAATTATTTAAACTACCATAAGTTGCTGTGATATCTAAATCACCAGCTTCCACAGCTTCGTTCCATACTTGTTGTCGATATGTACCGTAATTTTCTAAATAAAATTCTGGATCAAAACCACCAACAGGTGGTTGTGCTCCCACAGTACCGTCTTCATTCCATCTGTTAATTCTTGTGGTTAAGTAATAAGTTTCATAATCAGTAATTAATGCACCTTTTAAATTGTTAATTACATCATCAGAATATATTCGTGTGTTATCTATGGGATGTTTGAATTCAGCTAAAGCATCTAAAGTAGTCGTATTATAGTTTTCTAAACTTGCTTTGTTATTTAAATAGTTACCAGTCTCACTGGCCCCTGCTTGACTGCCTACACTTTTACTCCAATCATTAATTAGTTGATTACCTGCATTTGCACGTACATTAAATGTGTTGACATGCCCGGCTGTAATAGCAGCATCATCTACAGCGCTTTTGTTGGCTGCTATGTTGTCATCTCTTTGCTTTTGATCAGCTTTGTTTGCTGTTTCATTATCTCCTAAAACACTTCTTGCACCGCGTAAAGCCTCTTTAGCTCCAGATTCACCACCTCCTGTAATTGGATTTTCACTGGGGTCTGTTTGGCTGCCAAGCCATTCTTTAATACCATCTTGTCCTGCAGTAAGTGTAATTTCATGTACTTTATTTCCAGTCCCATCTCCTCCTGCTTTAGCTTCGCTTTTAGTTAAACCAATGCCGCCTGTCCACTTGTCTGTTTCATTGTTATAAGCTACGAAATATTTTTGTGTAGTTGGTCTATCTACTTGTCCATATTCTTCATCGAGAAAATCGTAATCCTCTAGATAAGATTCAGCTGTGAGATTAGTTGGGTAATCTGTTTTTTCATTTAGTGTATTCCATCTACCTGTATTGCCATCCCATAAAAAAGCCATTACGCCACACTCAGCTGATGCTGATTCATATCAGATATAAACTCTATTTTATCGCCTTTCGTCCATCCCA